AAAGGTGGACCTATCAAATTCGGGTAATTGTATATCAAACTCAGTGTCCATCCATCCGTTAACATTTCCGTTGGGGTACTGTACGGAGAGTTCGAACTTGGACCACCATTGGCCAATTCCCATTGACTTATTTGGTCGAGTTTCTGTATTGGCAAGAACATGTCTGCACAACTCGCCAAGCACTGGTGTGTTGGGATCGGTGGAAACGAAAGATAGAGATTTTTCGACGAGCTTGAGGATATTCGGATAGCCAGCAGGCAAGCGTACCGTAACGTGGAACTTAGATAACTGGCGTTTGATGTCGCACATACTATCAAGACATCCTGTCCAAACTTCCGGTGAGTAGTAACGAGAGAGAAAATTGACCCCTCGTTCGTATCGGGGGACGAGCATAACCTCCAGGGACAATCCAACAGACTTTGCTGCGGCTTCGTGGGTCTGACTGGGCAAGTCGGCATCAATGCCGTCATCGCCACAATGCAAACCAAGGGCTGCGAAGGCTTGTTGTGGGTTATGGTACGTTCCATCTGGCTTTTGGGTTTTACGGAAAGCGAGATAAGCTGTGAAGGCTGCACGGAGGGTTTGGAACACACTGGTTGCTGAGCATCCAGATCCGTGACTTGGTCCTTGATCGAATGTGGTTCCGTGTGGAAGGAATCCAGTATTGTCGACGTTGGTTTTGAGTAATTCATTCAAGTGAGTTCGGTGACTTGGGAAAGCCCGCATCATTATGGCACGCTCAACCTTGCGGATGCAATAGGTGATTGTACCGTCCATACGGTGATAATCTGATATGTTGACAAAGGCGGCACTACTACAAATTTCTACCACGCGGTATGCAATTTGTTTAGGTGTCATGCCGGGGGCATACCAGTTAAACCTCTTTAGATGTTCGGAGAGGGCAGTAGCGTATGTGGCCATATCCAGCTTGTCGGCGTCATTGTATGTAGAAATGTTCCTAGGGTCTTTCACGTTTGAATACGCTTCAGCTTTAAGGAAACACTTTAATACTCGGGATCTAGTGGGGCCATTAACAACCGCTTTTTCTAAGCTCAACCGTTGGGCCGGACTCTTTTGCTTGTCAAAAATAACTTCAAAAGGAGAAGGGTGTAATGTTTGGTCGCATATCAATGAGGCGAATTCTTCCATGCATCTGTCGCGAAAGTTGTTATACTTCGGTTCCGGACGACGTAGCGTGTTGATTCTCCCATCGACGCAAGCTTGCTCGGCTGCCTTATTGTTAGCTGGAGCGAAAGCTGCATGTACCAGGGGGCTCATGAATGCTTGAAGTTTGGCGCGGTCATCTTGATGGTATGTGTTAGTATTGTAATGATAGGTTCTAACTGCATTTTCTACAGGAAAAACGTAAGGAGCTGAGGAATGGGAGGCCACACGATGGTAGTCTGTCAGCACGGCAGCATTATGACGGTCAGTCACCCACGAATGAGTAGTCGGTAGCATAAGCTTGGTGGTTCCCAGCTTGGATATCGTTGCAATAGCATCGTCATCACGCGCAGGCACAGTGGCGCTCAAAAATTGGTCAGGTCGGGAGGTAGTATAAAACAGCTCACCGGTGGGCTTAACAACATTGAAGCGTATGAAAGTCTCACCTTGATGCTTTTGCACTGGGTTAAAACGTTTCAGGGGTTTATGATCTAGGATAGAAGTAGCCAAAAGCGCAGCCAACCATTTGAATTTCCTTATAGGAGAAAACAAAATCAATTGTCTATGATCAGTGACTTGCTTTCTTTCGATTGCATAGACGATGGTACGGTAGGGAAAGCATAGAAACCTTTTACTTACTAAGCAAGAGTCTTGGGCATAATCCCACAAATAGTGTTCATAAGTGCCTCCTCCTGCTATGATGGTTTTAAGCTCTCCTTTGGCAGTAAAGTGAAATGCGGTATCATCCTCACCACTTGAAGTAGCAGCTTCCGGCACCATAGTGTACAGTAGGGTTGGTACTGCACGGCGGGCTAGAAAATCTGGCATATCAACATAGTAGTCAACATCACACAAATACTGGACGTCGTTGTCACTTATTTTATCATGTTTATTGGTTGCGTTAGTATCTTTTGACCAGAACCAACTGCGTGAGCCTCGGAGACCTTTGCGTTGATCAGACTTTGACATTCCAACAACATATAGGTTTGCACCCATATACTGTGTCATATCAGAAGCAAATCTGGTTGCAGCAGTTCTCCATCCAGCGGCTTTAGCGTGGGTATGTCCTGGAACAAGGGATGGATTTGGTGTCGTAACATAAGTAAAGGCATCTCGTGTCAAGTCTGAGCAGTTTACAGGCGTAACAGATAGTTCTTCACATAGAGTGGAGGCAAGTGAATGTCGCCAACCATCTCTCTTCGTCCAATTAACGGTCACTGAACAATTTACAGTGCTTACTACAGGAATATCTGGAGTCATTGGTCGGTATAAG